CTGGTATCATGGTAACTGGTATATCCAGGTGTATAATTGTGAACAAATATCTCATTCACAAAGTCTGTTAGTTCATCAAGATGTTTCATAATATAACTCCTTTCATCTGATACTTCCTTGGGTAGCATGTTGGAGTGGAATTTGTAGAGCTTGGCACGTCTGTGCGATAATCTATTGACATAGGAAGCGTTATCGTTTGCTCACAAACGATTCGCAATAAATAAAGCGTTGATAGATTGTCCTCTACAAATTAATAGCGAGAACATGATACAATGCCAAATCAGAGAGAGAGAATCCTTCGAGGGGGAGAGTCGAGAGAGGGAACGTCTCTCGTCTGTTACATTCCTTTACAATATAGTTCTTGACATGATATACCGTAGCAAGGTATCTATCGTTATGGGCAGTCAAGTAAAAGGTAAAGATGGTCTGACCAATAGACAAAGGTTATTGGTAGACACACTTGTAGCAGAAGGATGTAGCATAGCAAAAGCATCGCAAACTGCAGGATATTCAAAGGGAGAGAGTGGTAGAGTAACAGCTAGTAAGACGCTACGACTTCCAAAGGTACAGGAGTACTACCGATCACGTATCGCAGAGATAGGTCTGATGGGAGCAATCCCAGCAGTCAAGACTATCGTAAGACTCGCACAAGATGCGAAGTCTGACTACGTGAAGTTAGAAGCATCGAAGGACATACTAGATAGGAGTGGGTTCAAAGCTCCTGATAAGGTACAACACCAGGTGGGTGGAAATCTCTCGATCAAGATAGATCTAGATTAGATGAGGGGGGTTAGAAAACAGGAGCGACAGCGAGGAGAAAAGTCCTCTACAAACAACATAGTCGAAAAAGGTTCGTGTTACAATCAGTTACAGATATTAAGGTGGACACATAAGGAACACGTTAAGTATTGTCGTTGCCGAGAGTGTGGAGAGTTCGCTCCGTTTCATATCAAGAACGAAATAGGTAGTTATTTCTTTCTGTGTGGTACTCATTACAAGGAGTATTGAAAATATATTTTTTTTGGGTAAAGTACGCCTATGAGTCAGAGTTTACTAAAACGTATAGGAGTATCTGGTTACAACAAACCTAAAAGAACTCCTGGACATCCTAAAAAATCTCATGTCGTAGTCGCAAAAGAAGGATCTAAGGTCAAGACTATTAGATATGGGGAGCAGGGAGCTAGTACAGCTGGTAAGCCTAAAGCAGGAGAGTCTAAGAGAATGAAGATGAAAAGAAAATCATTTAAGGCTAGACATCGAAAAAATATAGCAAAAGGAAAGATGTCAGCTGCGTTCTGGGCAAATAAATCAAAATGGTAAAGAGCAGAGTCAATGAGGCAGGTAATTATACTAAGCCTGGAATGAGAAAGAGTTTATTTAATCGTATTAAAGCTGGAGGAAAAGGAGGGAAGCCTGGACAGTGGTCAGCTAGAAAGGCTCAGATGTTAGCCAAACAATACAAAGCAAAAGGTGGTGGATATCGGTGAAGAAGCCACAACGAAGTTTGAAAGCATGGACAAAACAGAAATGGAGAACCAAATCTGGAAAGCCATCTGGAAAAACAGGTGAACGCTACTTACCTGAAGCTGCGATCAAGTCATTGACTGCTAGTGAATATGCAGCTACAACTAGAGCTAAGAGAAAAGGCAGTAAGAGTGGGAAACAATTTGTCAGACAACCCAAAGGTATTGCTGCTAAAACTAAACCTTTTAGGAGGGTATCATAATGTATGGAATGAAAAAACCTGCCGCTGGATCTAAAAAGTTAAAGGGTAAGCAAAACAAATTACCACCTGCTTTGAAGAAAAAGATTATGGCTAGTAAAAAGAAAAAGTAATGGGAGCAAATAGCAAACATTACCTAAAAAGTGGCAAAGAGTTTAAAGGTGCATATCACAAAATGTCTAATGGTAAACTACATACAGGCAAGACTCATACTGCATCTAGCAAACCTTTAGTACACTTCAAAGATCTATCAGCAACAGCTAAAAAGAAAGCGAGGGCATAATGGATTGGGTAAAAACTAAATGGAACAAGTTAAATAGAAATGCAAAGATATTTGTATGTGCTGTTCCTGTCCTAATTATTTTAGGAATCATATTTAATTAAACATGAGGTACGCAGAGGAACTATCTTACGAGGATCGTCAAAGACTTCGTAAGATAGTGAAGAAGGAACATTTCAAACATTATCCTAAAGACTTACGCTTCTCGGACCATGAAGCCGATAAATTTATAGAATCTCTACTACCAGAAACTATCTACAAACTTATAAAAAAATCTGTAGATAATGGTATTGCTTGACAGAACTCAACTACAAAGCTCCAGGTGAAATAATAAAAACCTTTATGAAGGATGATTCCTTCTTCAGAGGTGTACGTGGTCCAGTAGGATCAGGGAAGTCAGTATCTTGTTGTATTGAAATATTTAGACGTGCATTAAAGCAGAAGCCTAGTCCAGATGGTAAACGTAAATCTAGATGGGCAGTCATTAGAAATACCAACCCACAGTTAAAGACTACTACTATTAAAACATGGTTAGATTGGTTTCCAGAAAATTCATTTGGAAACTTTATGTACTCAGTTCCTTTTACACATAACATTCATGTAGGTGATGTAGAGCTAGAAGTTATTTTTCTAGCACTAGATAGACCAGAAGATGTGAAGAAACTATTGTCTTTAGAATTAACTGGTGTATGGATTAATGAAGCAAGAGAGATTCCCAAGTCTATTGTAGATGCATGTACTATGCGTGTAGGTAGATTCCCTTCTATGAAAGATGGTGGACCTTCATGGTATGGTGTTATAGCAGATACTAACGCACCTGATGAAGATCATTGGTGGTCTATAATGTCTGGTGAAGTACCAGTACCAGATCATATGAATCAAGAAGAATCTTTAATGTTAGTTAAACCAGATAACTGGGAGTTTTTTGTACAACCCCCAGGCATGATAGAAAAAAAAGAAGATGATAAAATTAAAGGTTATGAGCTTAATAGCTCAGCAGAAAATATCCAAAATGTTACACCTGATTACTATCCAAATATCATTAGAGGAAAAAGTAAGTCTTGGATTGATGTTTACGTTTTAAATAGATTAGGAACTATTGAAGATGGTAAACTTGTTTATGGTTCATTTAGAGAAGATGTACACATAGCAGAGGATGAAATAGATTTTGCACCTACTACTGTTTATATTGGATTAGACTTTGGTCTTACACCTTCTGCTGTGTTTGGTCAGAAGTTACCTGATGGTAGATGGTTAATACTACATGAACTAGTTTGTTTTGATATTGGTACAGTTAAGTTTGGTGAACTACTAAAGCATGAGATAATTAAACACTGTGCAGATAAAGATTTAAAAATATTTGGAGATCCTGCTGGTGATTTTAGAGCTCAGACAGATGAAACAACTCCTTTTCAAATACTTAGACAACAAGGTATCCAGGCATTTCCTGCACCATCTAATGATGTAGGTTTAAGAATAGAATCTGTAGAAGCTGCATTGAATAGAATGGTAGATGGTAAAGCTGGATTTTTATTAAATAGATCTTGTAAGTCTTTGCGTAAAGGATTCTTAGGTGGATATCATTACAGAAGAATACAAACTTCTGGAGAAAGATATGAAGATAAACCTAACAAGAATAAATTTTCACATGTACATGATGCATTACAATATTTAATGCTAGGTGCTGGTGAAGGTAGATCATTGACAGTAGGTCCAGCTAAACCACAAGTATCTAATGCTTATAAGAACTGGAATATATTTGATCGTGGTTCAATTAACAGGAGGAAGAAGTGGGATATTTTCCGAAGGAATGGTTAGTATTTTTTTATGATCCACCAAATCATGAGTGGTATCATAGGTTTAGGAGAAATGGTATGGCACACTGTGGTGCATTTGCATATTACCCTAAAAAAGATAAATGGTTAGTAGTAGAACACATACACAGAAGATTAGATCTAAATATTATAGATGGTGAAGAAGTAGATAAAATGCTAACATATGTAGTTCAACACAAAGGTGTTATATTAAAATGCAAGACATTTCGCCATAAGTGGAGGTTATTCCAAGCAGCATGGCTTAGAGAACATTCTTGTGTAACTATCATTATGAGAGTACTTGGAATAAATAGGTTGATTATTACCCCTTATCAGTTATATAAATATTTAAAGAAACAAGGTTGTGAACAATGGGATTTTTAAAACCAAAAAAATATAGATCAGATCCAGAATTAGAAAAACAGTTGAAAGAACAACGTGAAAAAGAAGAAAAGATTAAGCAAGAAGAAGAAGATGCTAGAGAACGAAGAAATAAAAGAATTATGGCAGGTAAAGTAGGATCTAGATCGTTATTTGCTAGAGCTGGTGGTAGAGGTTTTTATACTGAAGGTGAGGAAACATAATGGGAAGTAGTACATCTACATCTAAAAGTAGTAGTAGAAGTGAAGCAATAGGTCCAGGACAATCACTAGCTATGTCTGGAACAACTGGATTAGCTGGTGCTACTGAAAAAGAAGCACAAACAATTAAAAGAACAACAGGTAAATCATTTAAAGCTATTGGACAACAAATTGGTGAAGTAGGTTCTAAATATCGTAGACCTGCTGATGTAGAAAAATATGCAAAAAATTTACAAGTAATAGAAGCAGGAGAAGTATTAGGTGCAAAAAAATTTGTTGGTCCTGATGGAGTAGAAAGAGTTAATATGTTAGGAACAGGAATGAAAGATGAACAAGGTAGAACTATACTTTCTAAAACTGTTCCAGGATTAACTGCAAAAACTCCAACACTTAAACAGTTAGGTGGAGATATTTCTAGAGGTTTGATGGGATATAATAGTATTAAATACATAGATGATAAACCAACTATGGTAGAAACAAAAGGATTAGTAGGAACAATAGCTGAAGGTGCTATGAGTGGTGCATTTTCTCCTACTCTTAATTTATTAAAAAGTGGAGTTAGTTTTTTTCAAAACAAAGATGATACACCTAAAGCACCAACTGGTATTGTAAAACCAGGCACACCAACACAAGAATTTGCAGATGCTCAAGCAAAAGAAAAAATAAAGAAAAAACTAGCTGGATCTTTAGATAGTAGTATTGCAAAAAATAGAAGTTTATTTAGTACTCAAACAAGAACTATTACTGGCGGAATGGCTTAATGTATAGTTACAATTATAGATCAGCTCCTAGCACTGGAGTTATGAATCCTAAAGCATTTCTTAAAAAATTTAGTCATGCAGAACAGTTAAAGACACATTGGATTCCTAAGTTTGAAGAAGCATATGAATATACTATGCCAGGTAGAGAAGCATTTTATGATGAAGCACCTGGAGAAAAAAGAACTGATAGAATATTTGATGAAACAGCTGTAGTAGGTATACAAGAGTTTGCTTCTAGATTACAAGCAGGTATTACCCCTACATTTAGCAGATGGATTAATTTAAAAGCAGGTATGGAAATACCAGCACAGTTAGCTCCACAAGTAGATGAACAGTTAGATGAAATAACAAGTTATATATTTGAAGTATTACATGCATCTAACTTTAATCAAGAAGTTCATGAATCATTTATGGATTTGGCTATTGGCACTGGTGTGATGTTAGTCAATGAAGGTCCATCAACTAATCCTATTGTATTTAATTCTATACCATTACCACATGTATATTTAAATGCAGGAGCAGATAACAAGATAGACTGTGTATTTAGAAAACGTCAAATAAGATTAGGTGATATTAAAATATTATATCCTGATGCAAATTTAGAATCATTAGAAGATAAAGTAACTAATGAGCCAGATGCAAAGTGTACTGTTATTGAAGGTACAATGAGAAACTATACTGATCCAAATAAAGAAGTTTATGATTATGTAGTATGTGTAAAAGATTTTGAACAAATTATATTTGAAGATAAGTTTGAAGGACAAGGTTCTAATCCCTTTATTACATTTAGATGGAACAAAGCTAGTGGCGAAGTATATGGGCGTGGTCCAGTATTTAATGCTATGTCAGCTATTAAGACTACCAACCTAACTATTGAATTAATTTTAGAAAACGCACAGATGAACATATCTGGTATTTATCAGTTAGAAGATGATGGTGTAATTAATACAGATAATATTCAATTAGTGCCTGGCACAATTATTCCAGTAGCTCCAGGATCTAGAGGATTACAACCTATTAATGGAGCAGGAAGATTTGATGTAGCTCAATTAGTATTAGACGATATGAGAACTAATATTAGAAAAGCATTGTATATGGAAACACTTGGTCCAACGAAAGGTACACCTATGTCAGCTACAGAAGTAGCAGAAAGAATGGCAGATCTATCAAGACAGATTGGATCTTCTTTTGGCAGACTACAGTCAGAGTTTATCATGCCATTAATTAGACGTGTTATCTACATTTTAAAGAAGCAAGGTAGAATAGAACTACCATCATTAAACAATAAAGAGATTAAAATTATTCCAGAATCACCATTATCAAGAGCTCAAAATGAACAAGATATTGCAGATGTAAATAGATTTAATGCAACATTAGGTCAAACATTTGGACCACAAGTATTAAATCTTATTGTAAAACAAGAAGAAGTAGCTAGATATTTAGCAGAAAAAATGAATTTACCTGAAAAAATTATTAGAGATGCAGCTGAACAACAACAAGTTGTACAACAGATGCAACAGGTAATGCAACAACAACAAGGAGGAATGAATGAGTTGGGAGCAGCTCCAGAACAAGCCTAAAGGAAGCCATCTATCTATTGATGGATTTTATAGAACAGAAGCACAAGAACGTGAAATTAATTCAGAAATGGCAGCTGTATTTAGTACAGTTGTAGGAGAAAAGGTTTTGGATTATTTAAGATCCATTACAGTAGATGCAGTTGCAGGTAAAGATATCAGTGATGAACATTTACGACATCTTGAAGGTATGAGATATTTATATTTCATTATCAAGAAAAGAATTGAATCTGATAAGGAGGTCTAATGTCAGAAGAACAAGTACAAGAAACACAAGAAACAACACAAGAGGTATCTCAAGAAAGCACTAGTGAAGTGCAAATACCTGAGTATATTCCAGAAAAGTTTTGGGATACAGATAGAAATGAAATTAAAGTTGAAGAACTGGGTGCATCATACAAAGCATTGGAACAAAAGTTTGGTATGCGAACTGAAGATCTTACGAAACAATTACGTGAAGATATGGAAGCAGAAAGAAAGTCTAGCGTTCCTGAATCATATGAAATAAAGCTACCAGAAATACCAGAAGATGTTGAAGTTACAGTTGATCCAGAACAAGAACTTGTTAAATCTTGGTCAGAAATTTGTAGAAATAATGGATTATCACAAGAAGTATTCGACCAGGGAGTGGCGGCTTTTGTTAATAATGAGATTGCAGGTTTGCCGAATCTTCAAGAAGAAATGGGTAAACTTGGAGATAATGCAAAGGAACGTATTGAAGCTGCTGATCTTTGGAGCAAAAAGTATTTATCTACTGATGCCTATAATGCTATTGCCAATATGGCTAGTACTGCTGAAGGCGTTAAAGCTCTAGAAGAAATAATGGGTTTGTCAAGGAACAAACCATTACCAAATAATAATACTGTTGTAGATGTAGAACTAGATGAAAGAGATTTACAATCTATGATGCAAGATCCTCGTTATTGGAAAGAAGGATCAAAAGATCAAGCATATATTAGGAAAGTAACAGATCTATATCAAAAGAAATATGGCTAAGTTTCCATATAAAAAATATATAATTATATGGGAAGATCCTACTGGAGATAGTGCCTGGCTATCTGATAAAGATATGGAAAACCTATCTCCAGCTATAATTACTACAGAAGCGTACATTTATTCTAAAAATAAGAAGTATATCAAGACATTTGCAAGTTATATAAGGGAACAAGACGGATCATACACGTATGCTGATGTCAATGTTTTTCCTGCATCTTGTCTTGTAAAGCTAACAAAAATATAATATATCTGAATTAACAAGCCGATTTAAACTGGACTTTGCCCAGTCATGGATAACTTAGTGAAGGTTTATGACGACAACTTGGAAATAAACAATAAATGAAAAGGAAAACACAATGACAGCAA